GCTGTTAGTGGATCTGCTACATATAAGAAATAACAATTGTAACATACTAATTCTAAATTTTCTAAAAGATAATTACATTTATTACCATCTTTAAAATTCAATAATAGTGGTGTTTTATAATCTGTTATTCTACGTTCATGAAACCCACAGCTATAACATTCATCTTTTAATAAAGCTTCAGCAACTAATCTAGATTTTATTTTTTCAGGGGTAAATGATTCCCATCCTGTTCCTGTTTCTACTATATTCCTTACGTTTGGATCTTTTCGTTTATTAGGAAGATATTTAGGTATTCCTTTTCCTGATTGGTTTTTGTGTAAATCAAATAATGTTGGGGATTCTATATCACCATCATTCATTTTATAACTTTTAGCCCATGGTTTATAATGTTGGTATGATACACCTAAGTATTTAGCAGCAGCACGATTTGATTTTGTATATTTTATCGCACGTACAATATCTTCTTTACTTAATGGTTTAGCTTTTGGCATTATTTTTTCTTTTAGGATTAGTTTCAATAAACTGTACTAAGTTCCATAAGTCTTCTGTGGTCTCCAACATAACTTCATTTCCATTGGAATCTAATATAGGATTAATAGTTCCGTCTGGGTTGTAGCGCTCATAAAGGTAAAATAGTATAACTTCTGCTGCTTTAGGTTCAAAATGTAAATAGAGTAGACTATCTATAATTTGATAAAACAGTTCATCATATTTTGTAGTATTAATACCAAAATCGCCTTCCATCATTATCCCTCTATTAACAACATGATCTATTAGTGGGATAACATTAAGAAATATACCTTTTTGGATATCTTCTCTATTTTTTCTACGACGTTTTAAAGTACTTTTAACACCTATTATTTGATTAATTTGTTCTTGAAGGTGTGTTATATGATCGTTCACTTCCATAACTATTGATAGATTCAATTAATTTTTGTATATCACCACATGTTTCGTATTGTTCTAAGTTAGAATAATACCGTTGTGCTTTTTCTAATGATTTTACCCAATCATTTCTATGGATTTGAACATAATTCCCACTTGAATGTAATTCAACAATAGTAGCTTCATTCTTTTTAGATGCATTTGCATCTTTTATCCCTGAAACCAGATTATTGTAAATTAATTCTTGTACTTGAGGATTTTCATGGAGTGTGTTTATATTAGCTCCAAATCCTAAACGTACATTTAAATTAGGAATTTTTCTTCTAGCCATGGTTATACTTCTTCTGGGAGAGTATCACTTGTATTAGGTGCTTGTGTTCCTCCTTCTAATGCAGATTTTATTAACATTTTTATGTTACTTAATCTAATTAAGAATCCTATTACATTTTCATAAGGTACATCTAAGTCTACATCTACACTTAACATGTGAGGTTCTAATCCGTTGTTTAACTTAGTTTTTAATTTTTGTGTTAACTCTTCTTTTTGAGACACACTATATCCTTTAGGTAATATAAATTGTACTTTAATACCTTTTTTAGTTGGATTTGGATTAACATCTAATTTTAATTTAGGTGTTTTAGGATTTTCCATATCCGATTCTACAGCAGCTTCTTCAGGTGTAATGTTATCTTCTCCTTCTGCTTCTAGAAATAATTTTAATTCGTCTAATATACTAATACTATTCATTATCTGGTTTTGATATAAATATTAATTCATTTTGGTATTCAGGCATTGAATTAATAGTAATTTTAAATATATCTAATTCAAAAGCACCAGGTTCACCATTTTCTTTAATTATGTCTGGTAGTTGTTGTAGAATGTTAAATGATTCTGGACTAAATTTTAATAAATCAAATTCAACTACAATATCATTTTCTAATATTGGGTCATTATTTTTTATAGTTAATACTCGTTTTGATAAATCAAATGATGTATTTTCTTGTTCTAATTCAACATAATCCCACATTCTACCAACATTAAAGTTTTCAGTCACATATATTCTATCACAGAATAATTCTAATGTTTCTAATGCTGTTAATTGGCAATTATGAACAACATAAGCTATATTGTATTTTACTGATGGTTTTCTTGAACCCCATTTTCTGATAAAATTACGATTTGAATTTCGTTCAATTTGTTGAAAATCTTTTACTGATCTAGATGTTTTACTTACAAAATGGTAAACATGAGCTGAACTTACTTTTTGTTCGAACCCTGCTAGTCTACAACGTAAATGGAAATCATCATCTTCACAGAACATTTTAAAAGTATACCCGTCAATACCAATATAATCTTCTTTCATACATCCAAAGAATAATTGTGAACCACCATCAATTAAATTTTCTTCTAAATTAAAGTCATTAAATTTTTTCTCATCAAAAGTACTTAAATCCGAGCCAAAATCTGCAATAACTTTTCCAGGATATGTGTCCATGTAAATAGGAGGTTCTACGCGAGTATACGTCGTTATTCTGCCTTTAACTATGTGTTTATTCATAGTTTCAATGAAACCTGGTTTGATAACCATGTCATTATGGAGTAGTATTATCTTTTCACCATTAGCTTTAGCTACAGCATTATTATGATTAATACCTAAAGAAACATCATCGTTAACTTCAACTATTATTTCAACTTCATTTTCATTAGGATATAAATCTCTAATATTACGAACTAAATTATTAGTATATTGTTGATTAGAAGTAGTTACAGGAATTATTAATGATATCATTTTTGTAATAATTTAATGTCATTTTCAACCATTATTTTAACCATATCTTGAAAACTTGTTCTCGTATACCAATTTAATTGTTTTTGAGCTTTAGTACAATCTCCAAGCAATATATCTACTTCTGCTGGTCTAATAAATTTAGGGTCTATTTTGATATATGGTTCCCAATTTGTTATTCCTATTGCATTGAATGCTTCATCTAAGAATTCTCTGATAGACCAAGTTTCACCAGTTGCTATAACATAATCATCTGGGGTGTCTTGTTGTAACATTAACCACATAGCTTCAATATAGTCAGGAGCGTAACCCCAATCACGTTTTGCGTCTAAATTCCCTAAAGCAATGTGATCCGCTAAACCTAAATGAATTTTAGCTACACCATTAGTTATTTTTCTAGTTACAAATTCTAAACCACGTCTTTCAGATTCATGGTTGAATAATATACCAGAACAAGCAAACATATTATATGATTCTCTATAATTTTTAGTTATCCAATGACCATATAACTTAGCAACACCATAAGGTGAACGAGGATAAAATGGAGTTGTTTCTTTTGCAGGATTTTCTACCATACGTCCAAACATTTCTGAAGATGATGCTTGGTAAAATTTTAATTTGTCAGAACCATATTCTCTAATAGCTTCTAACATTCGTAATACTCCTAAACCTGTTACATCACTTGTTTGTTCAGGTGTATTCCAACTTTCTCCAACAAATGATTGAGCAGCTAAATTATATACTTCGTCAGGTTGTGATTCCTTTAAAGCTCGAAGTAGTGAATTTTGATCGGTTAAATCACCTTTAATAAAGTTAATCTTATCTTCAATATGAGAAACATTATTTCTGTTTTCTCCTGAACTTCTTCTTTCTAAACCATAAACGGTATATCCTTTTTCTAGTAAGAAATCAGCTAAATGACTTCCATCCATCCCGTTTATTCCGGTTATTAATGCAACTTTACTCATATTATTTATCTTGATTTATTCTATTTGGTGAGCCATCCATAATAGGCATAGGCATATATTGTCCTAAAGGTCCGTGTGATGGTAATTTTCCATATTTTTCTATAAAGCGTTGTAAGCTTCTTTGTTCATATGCTGCTAGATGAGCTGGTCTTTGATTCAAATTATCATCTGGGAAGCGACTAGTTCTAGAAGCGAAATGGTAAAGTACAGATTTACTAGTTAGTTTAAATTTAAAACCTTCATTTAACATTCTAATAAAGATGTCTGCGTCTTCCCAGTACATTGGTGCAAATCGATCATCGTTTCCACCTATATAATCCCAATCTGCTTTTTTAATAACTCCACTTACTCCTTGAGGAACATCAAACATAATATCGTTTGTATTACTGAATTCATTACTCCATTCTAAGAAAAATTTATCGTTGAAGTTATGATGAAATTCACCAAAAGCATCTACAGGAACTTTTATTACTCCTGGTCTACTGTTAGGATCATTAAATATATCTGGTTCTACTCGGTAACTAAACGCCCATGTTTTATCTTCAGGATTGTTTTCACAAATATCAATTAATGCTTTATCCCAATCTTGAGCTAAATAGAAATCTGAAGATAAGAAACCAATATATTTAGTTTTAACTTTACTAGCGCAGAAATTCATCCCTCCACCTATTCCTCGAGGTGTTTCATTTTTTTCAATATAAATTTCTAAATTATATCGTTCTTTATTTTCTTCTAACCATTCATCAGTACCATCAGTACAATTTTCAGCATGTATAACAAATGGAGCATCTTTATGATATCCATTTTCTCTAGCGGAGTGAACTGCTAATTTTAAATAATTTAAGGTGTTGAATGTAGATAGTGCGTAAGTTATCATTTATTTATTTAAATTTTGTTTATACCATTCATATGCTAATTGGATCCCTTCTTTTAATGATATAGAAGATTTCCATCCTGTTTTTCTTAATTTTTCACATGAGAATCCTTTTCGTGGGTGACCTTCAGGCTTATCAGTATTATATATAATATTACCTTTAAATTCTAAAACTTCAGCTACTAATTCAGCTAAATCTTTTATAGTAATTTCATATTCGCTACTGCAATTATAAGACCCAATATACGAACTATCTATTAGAGAAACACATGCTTTTGCAACATCTTCTACATAAACGAATTCTCTCATTTGTTTTCCACTACCCCAAATTTCAACATCAGTTCCATTTTGTTTAGCTTCGTGAAATTTTCTAATTAAGGACGCCATAACATGAGAATTTTCAGGATGATAATTATCTCCAGGTCCGTATATGTTATTTGGTATTACTACTGCATAGTTTAAACCATATTGCATGTTGTATGCTTCACACATTTTTATTCCAGCTATTTTAGCTATAGAATAATGTTCGTTAGAAGGTTCTAATAATCCTGTTAACATTGCTTCCTCACTAATAGGATTTTCAGCATATTTTGGATAAACACAACCACTACTAACAAATAATACTTTTTTAACATTATTTTCTTTACATGCATTTATAGTATTACTTTGCATCATTAAATTATCGAAAATAAAATCAGCTCTATAAGTCATATTAGCGTATAAACCACCTACTTTAGCAGCTATTAAGAAAACATACTCTGGTTTATGGTATGCAAAATAAGCTTTAACATCTTGGGGATTTACTAAATCTACTTCTTTTCTAGGAGGTGTTAATAAGTTATTATATCCCAATTCTTTTAACATTCTGACAACAGCTGAGCCTACCATTCCTGTTGATCCTGTTATTAATATTTTTGAATTTTTGTCCATATTAAGTATTATATATTAATTTATGAATAAGTTCGTTGCATTGTTTTTCATATTTTTTATACACTTCACCTCCTCTAGCAGTACTAGTTCCTAATCTTTTTTTAGGATGTGTGCAATTATGTCCTTTTAGTCTAGTAGGAATATGATATTGAGGAATATTATGTTTTTTCATAAACAATTCCATATAATAATCATGACCACCTAAATGAACACCTTCTACTATAAATGGATATGGAAAATTACTAGATACAGCTGCCATTGCACCATCTACTTTGGGTTGAGTTAATTTAACTAAAGCAGGTTCATACTGTGAGTTAAATTTATTTAAATCTTCTTGATTTATATAATGTCCTACTCCTAAAGGTTCAGGTGTATTTCTTTGAGGTTCCTCAGGAGGTCCAGTTCTTGGAATTTGTTGTATAATAGGATGTTCTATTTCATCCCAAGTAGAATCCCACATTTTTCTATTTGATAAAGATACAAGGTGTGGATGATCTATATTAATGTTTTCTAATAAGAAGAAATAATCTTCAGGAACTAAACAATCACTTTCTAACCACACTGTATATTTTGCTTCACTTCTATATGATTCTCGAGCCCAATCTCCTATATTATAAAAAGGTTCATTATCTGTTTTCCTAATTATAGTAGCATTTTTTAATACAGGGTGATCTAAAAATACATCAAACATTTGTTCAGGGATAAACCCTTCATCTGGTTTTTCAATATATGTTTGAGAATTTAAACATAATATTAAATCTACTGGTTGAGTTGCGTTTGATATTGCTTGTTGTATTGAGTCTAATGTTTCATTAATCATTTGACTTTCATACCACATTATATGTAGTGTTGCTGCTATATTATACTTCATAACTTTGGGCTAAATACATCATTTTTTGTTGTTCTTGGGCTAAACCGTTATTGATGAAAAATTTATTCATACCATTAGAAGCATATTCACAATATTGTTCTACAGTAATATCTGCTTTTTTTTCTTTTGTAGTTTTAGCTACTAAATGAGGTACTGCAATATAGTCTACTATTCCTATTTTCCAATCCTTTTTTTCACATACTATACCTGAGTATATGTCTAATCCCCATCCGTATACTAAATCCATACTAAATTGTTGAATTTCTTCTATTAGTCTTCTATGAATTAATGGAGACATAAAGTCAACCCACGGTACTTGTCTTACATTTTTAGTTCCATAATTACGCATTTGACGCCATAAATCTGTCTCTAATCTAACTTGAAATACAGAAGGAGATAATACTGTGTAATCTTGTTCTATCATTTCTGTTCGTAATGTATCTACAAAGTTATCACCATGGACAATAAGATCATTACTTAAAAATAATAAAGAATCATACTCAGGATTTTCTAAAACATATTGGAAAGCTAAATTCATAGCTCCTCCAAAATAGCAATTTTCTTCTGTTTCTAAGTGTACAACTTTAGGTTTACCTTCAGGCGAACTAGCATTATCGAATATTAAAATATCATGAGTATTAGTTTGATATTTTTTTAATTCATCATATAAGAAATTAGTATATTCTGGTAAGTTATGATTTAGGATTGTTACTAGTGTTTTCATTTAAAAATTTATAAAGTTTAGAAGTATTTGTTGAAACGTCACCAGGTACATGTTCTGGTTTGAGTGATTCCTTAACTCCTTTAGTTTGTTCTGCTAATTGATATATGGTTTTTAACTCTGTTCCTACGTTGAATATACCAACAGCTTCTGCATTTACCAACTTAATTATTAAATCTGCTATTACATCTACGTAATCAAAATTACCTATTTGATCGGTCCAAGCATATTCAAATTGAAATGGTTTTTCTTTAAATAAACATCGACATATTAAATGGTCAGGATTAGTTAAAGATATATATTCATCTGCTAGTAATTTATAGTAACTGTACCAGTTATTTGAAGGAACAGGCAAATCCTCCTCAGTAGCATTAGATATAGAATCGGCATAAACATAATCTGTTGATATATGTACTAATTTAATTTTATTTTTTTTACAGAAATCTGAAAGTAATGCTACTGATTTGTAATTTGTGTTGTATATGTCTTCTTTATTAGGAGAATAAGTATCTGTATTAGCTATACAATTGATTATAACATCATATTTGTTCCAAAATGCTACTCCATTATAACCTTGCATAAAAAATGAAGGGTAACTAGTTGAGTCATTTATATCAAAATTATCTTTTTTTCTTGATATGTAATCCCACCCAGCTTGTCTTACTAATTCAGAACCTAATAATCCGTCTCCTAATATTGCTATTCTCATATTATTTAAAATTTTTCACTACATCTTCAACATATTCAAATATATCTTCAGTATAATGTGGTGCTGCTCCAATAAAAAATACTTTATCTAATACTTTGTTAGCTTCAGGAAATTCTTTATAATCACCTAAATGCTTATATCCAGGATGCATAAGGATATTACCTGCGAAGTAGTTTCGAGTTTGTATTTTATTTTCTTCTAGATATTGAACTAATCTATGTTTTAAACCTGGTTCATCGCATATAAAAGGTGTACCGAACCAATTTGTACTTGCTTTATCTAATGAATTAATAGCTCTTAATCCTGGGATATTGTCTGTGAATATTTTGTCTAGTCTTTCTTTAGAGCGTTTTCTGTTGATATCTATTTCATCAATTTTTTCTAATTGAACTAAACCAATTGCGCCTTGTAAATCTAATGGTTTTAAATTATAACCCATATTATCAAAGATATACTTATGATCAATATCATTTTCATATCCTTCTAAATGTCTCCCAAATCTACACCCACAACTACCTTGTTGTAATAAATTAGCAGCACCAACACAGTAACAAGCTCTACCCCACCATGAATAACTCATGATTAATTTCTTAAGTTCTTCATCATTAGTACATACCATTCCTCCTTCTCCAGTTGAAATGTGATGTGATGGGTAGAATGAATTTGAAAATGCAACATAATATTCACTTAAATATTTTCCATCCCATTTTGAACCTAAACTATCACAATTATCCCCAACTAGTAAAATATTATGCTTTTGAGCAATTTCTACTAACTTATCAAAGTCAGGAGCATTACCTAATACAGGCGAAACGAATATTGCTTTAGTACGAGGTGTAATTTTTTCTTCTATTTTATCTAAATCAAAATTTAAAGTATCCCATTCAATATCAATGAATACTGGTTTTAATTTGTTTTGGTCAATCACTGATATAGTAGTAGCAAATCCAACTGGTGATACAATTATTTCATCGTTGTCTTCCCAATTAAATCTTTTCTTTAAAGCAGCAATTAATACTAAATTAGCAGATGAACCTGAATTAACCATGTGTGAATATTTGGCTTTAAATTTTTTACCAAATTTCATTTCAAAACGATTAACTTTAGCTCCAGTTGTAACCCATGCTCCGTTTAAGAAGGTATCCATAGCCGCTTCTATTTCTCTGTTATCCCAATATGGACCTGAGTACCATACTGTGCTTTCACCTGGTGTGAATGGTTTACTGTTAAGTAAATAAGGTGGTAAGTGATTACCTACTAAATTTTGAATGTCTTCTAACTTTATCATATACTTTATTTTTATATTTTACTCCAATCGATTAATGGACATAACCAAAGTGTTTCTCCGTGAGTTGAATAACCAGGTATTGGTGTTATTAATAATTCATTATTTTCTCTAAGTTCTATAAACATAGCAAAATCATATGGGTGTTCCCCAGTTGTATGTTTTCTTAGTATTTGTTCTGTTCTTTTTAATGTACTCACTTTTGAAGCAAACGTCATTGTAGTTGAATTTGTTATCTTCCAATGACATGAATGTGTTAAATATACTCTTGTATCTTCAGCACCTCCCTCACAATATGGATTATAACCTTTATCAGGTTCCATATATTTGTCTGGGTGATCATATAAAGATACGAAAGCTGATCCTAAGTTCAAACCTTCTTTTAATGCTTTACATGAATTTTCTCTATGAAGGTAATCATTTTCTATGAAATAAACACTATCATCATCATTATAGGTTAATGCTTTATCTAAAGCTAAATTAAAAGTACCAGCCCCATGGCCTATAGAAACATAATCTATATTATCTTTAGGTATATACTTTTGAATCATAGCTGATGTAAAATCCGATACATTATCAGCTATAACAGTCCATCCACATTCAGATAAGGGAAATTTATCAACAGCATTTTTTAAACAAAGTTCATTGTTGATATAATCTGGTTTTATTTTTTTGTAACCAGCATCTGATATTCTATAGATTATCTTCATTGTAGTGTTGCTTTTATATTTATCCCATCTACTTGGGATAAATTATACCCTAGTTTTTTTAAGTATTCGATTGTTTCTGTGTAGTTAGTTCCCATTTTTTGGGTTCCATCTGTGTGGACTACTTCAAATATTATATTATTAATTTTAAACTTATTAAAATCAATAGAACTTATAATATAAACATCTAAACCTTCTGTATCTATGTAGAGGTAATCCAAAGTATCTATACTATATTTTTCAAAAAGTTGATTTATAGTTAAACAACCTACATCTATAGATTTAATTTTTTCTGGGGAGCATTTACAATCTATTAAATGTTGTTTTCTAAAAGAGCTAAGCTCATAGTTACTGCCTTCTTCATAATATAATGTAAATTTTTCAGATTCGTCATTAGATATAGCTATATTTTCAATAAAAATGTTATTAAAATCTTTATAGTTTTCTTTGAGTTTATCTAGAACAAAGGGAATTGGTTCGACCAATACAACTAAATCAATATTATTTTGATTTTCATTAATGAATTGTTTAACATTATCGTCTCCATCATTGGAACCTATTTGTATTATTTTCATAACGTATCGTAGTAATTATTTTGTTTTTCTTGTCTTTCGATTGTCTTTGGGTGATATAAAGAATAATCTTCAGTTTGAGGTAAATTTGATATTGTTTTGTACCCTATTAATCTTTCATGTACTTTATTTATCCATTTAATATCTGGTGTGTTTTTGTAAATCCTCCATTGAAAGTCAGGATAATTAACCCATTCTTTATCATTTAAGACCCACCCCCATTTTTGTATATGTTCTTGAGTTAATCCTTCTACAGTATTTACTCTAGGTACTAGAAGTACATCTATTCCTGGGTTCATTTCAAGTATTTCTGGGAGGTGTTTGATTAAAATTAAATTAGGAACTTCATCAGCATCTATCTGAAAGATATAATCTCCTTCACAGTGTGATGTTAAAAGGTTTTTCCAATCTGCAAAGTGTCCTTTAAATTTTTCACAAAAGACTTCACAATCATGTACTTGAGATTCTATATAATTAAATACTTCATCTGTTCCATTTTCTTCATCAAATAGAATAACTATTTCATCTTCTTTACGTTTGTTTGAAAGGAGGAAAGAAACTAAACGTTTAATTTCCTCCAATTCATTACAAACTGTTATTGCATAACTTATTTTCATTTTTACAACTCGTTTAAGGTAGTAACTGCTCTAGCAAATTCTTCTCTAGGAAAGTATTGCATTTTGTTTAAATCAACTTTATGAGTTTGTTTTTTAGGAAAACGAGATTTTTCTTCCTTTGTAATAGGAGTTAATGGAGCAACAGCCCACATCCAATTATCTTTATTGTTACCGTTAGGAAATAGTATTCCTTTTTCTGGTATATTAATGGTGCTTGGATACCATACAAAGTCATTTTCATCTGTAAATTCTAAATCTTTAATTAATTCAGGTAATACTTCTTTAGATGATTTCACAAAGTCACTATCTTTAACCATATGTGATGTACTACCATACCCACAGTTAAAACACATCCATTGGATGTATTGTGGGTTATGGTATTCATAACACATTTCGGCTTCACAATGAGGACATTTTACTAAATTATCGTTCATGTTATTCTATCTTTTTTAATTTTGGTAGTTTAATTTCAACTTGTTTTGGAAATTCAGGAACATATTGTTTTAACAATTTGTCTAGCTTTTCTGTCATTTTATCAAATGAAAATTCTTGTTTATTTTTAAATGCTAAACGTTTTGCCTTTTCTTGATATGTTTTATACTTGTCAAAAATATCAACAAAAGCATGTCCTACTTGATTATCATCTGGTTTGAACCATTGGCTTTCTAATAGGATAGTATTAGGAACATGTGCACTTTGATGAACATTATTTAATGTACCTCCTACTAAACCAGCATATTCTGAAGGTAAGAAATCTAGGTGGCCACTCCAACCCGAGGCAATAATAGGTTTACCTACTACACTAAACTCTAGTAATGGTCTTCCAAATCCTTCTCCTTTAGTTAAATTAACCATTGCTTTAACTTTAGGATGATTGTATATAGCATTTATTTCTTCATCGGTTAAATCACCATGGATTAAATAAATGTTAGCTTTTTTACCCCCATGAACAGTTTTTCTAATATCATCTATTCTTTTAAGAATTTTATCTCTGTCTAAAATAGATGTTGTACCTTGAGATGTTTTTAATATTAAAGCAGGTTGTACTTTTTTATATTTAAATGTTTCTAAAAACGCTTTAATTAAGTAACCTACATTTTTTCTATCTTCACCAAATTCTCCTTGTAACCAATGTCCTACAAATAGATAACCAAAGCTTTCTTTAATTGAATCTAAATCTTTACAAACATCAAAATTATTCTCTTCAGTTGTTTTAAAATATTTATTTAAATCAACTCCTTCAAATAATATTTCTACGGGTTTTTTTAATTCTACGATACCCATTAATTGACCGGCTTGATTCTTTTGTTCAAATTTACTTGATTGAAATACTTGTTTTGAATGTTCTGATGAAACAAAATTCAAATCCATTTTATTCAACCCATCAATCCAAGAAGGATCACAAATGGTAGTTTCAATTCCGGCTGTTACTCCAATATTGTATTTACTTCCTACTGGTTGGAATTCATTTGGCACTGATATTTGAATCCATACATCAGGTCTTGCTGGGAGTTGCATGGTTACTTGTCCTATAATGCGGTTTTTTAAATCTGCTTCATCTTCGATGTCAGGATTTAAAGCACCAAACGGAGTTTGTCCCCATCTTTGGGATAATAATTTAATATCCCATTCTTCTCCTTTAGTTTTTATTAAAGATTTTATAAAATCACGTGATCTAGCTCCATATCCACTAAATGTATCTACTGGGCTACTGATTATGCAAAGTGGTTTACTCATAACGAAATTATATGTTTATTTTGTTTTGCTGGTAGTTCGTCTATTTGGAAGAAATCGTATGATTTTCTAGGTTTAAATGTAGTTAAAGTTTCATTTATGTATCTAATAACATTTTTACCCATATTTTCAGATGTCATCATAGCTTCATCTGATGTAACCCATTTACGAGCTGCTTCTCCTTTAATTTGTCTTTTTTCTGTTCCTAGCTCATATACGGCTTTAATTTGAGCTGCTGCATCTCTGAAATCTGCTCTATCATCAAAGATATAAGGTGTAGGTACAGAACCAATTAAACTCATATTACTAGGGAATACTGGGAATGCCCACTCTCCGCATTTTTCATATTTTTTAAAATGGTTTGATCCAAATTCTTCTGTGAATTCAATCCAATCTCCATTTTCATCTTCAAAACGCATTTGATCTTGCATACCTCCTGTTACGTTAGCAATAATAGGTTTACCACACATCATAGCTTCAGTTAAAGATAATCCCCAACCTTCATTTGAAGATATTAATATACCAGCATCAGAGCAGTTATATAATAAGTTCATTTGTTCAGGAACGAATCTATTTAAACCAGTAATGAATACATTTGGTGGTGTTGTTCCCCAAATCATTTCAATAACAGCATTTAAATCAGTACCGTTTTCATCTACAGGTTGTGTATGAGCAATAAATGCTACTTTATCTTTTTTATCTTCAGGTAAACTATCTACAAATAATTTCCAAGCTAATAAAGTATCAGGGAATGATTTACGTCTAATGTTTCTTGAGTTGAACATTAATGTAAATTCATATTCTTTTCCGTTAAATAATTGTTTTTTGAATTGTTGTAATTCATCCCATTTTTCATGGTTTTCATTAATAGGAAAGAATACATTTTTATTTATTCCGTGAGGAACATATCCAATAACTTTATCTTTAGCATCTTTTCCTAGTACTGATCTGTTGATGTTTTCAGTTTGTTTTGAAATTGCCATCAATAAATCGCATGAGTTATAATAACCTTTGTTATATAATGGATAAGGTAATGAATCCCAAATATTAAGATATAAAATAGGAATTTGAGAACGTATTTCTCTTTCATGCATCCATAACCATTCCCAATAACGTGGGTCTGTAAATAACATGATTGCATCTGGTTTTTCTATTTTAAGTATTTCTCTAACTCTTTCAATAGTACCATATCCAGATGATGGGTAAAGGAATACACTTGCGTCTGTGATTCCATTAAATTTGTTTGAATCTGCACTAAGGTCTATTTTTTTACCTTCATCCGGGTGTTTAATAGTAGCTCCTAGGTTTACCCAATTAAAATGATGACAAGTTCCCAAAACGATTTCACGGGTCATTGTAGCGATCCCAGATGTTGTTCTGATGTCATCCGATAAAATTAGGATTTTTTTACGCTGTTCTTGCGGGATGTAATTTTCTTTCATAACGATTTTTAAACTTTAAAGACTACCACTCATTACTAAATCTGTGTGATTGTGTAATTGTTTACGGAAATCATCATCAGTTAAATAAAGATGCATTGCTCTGTTTGTTAATTTTTGTAAATTAAATTTGTTTTTAATACTAGCGACTTTAAATTCGTCGAATAATTCATCGTGTACTTTTACACTTGTCAGAATTAATTTTTCATTCTTGCTTGCCATAATTGTTATATATTTGAATATTTGAATATAAATATATACCTACTTATAAAAGATTAACCTTATCACATAAAGAAGGATTATCATTGAATTGACACCAACTACATAATGGGCTTATTTGTTTTGTAAAATTTTTAACTAGTGGTTTTCCCTCTTTATCAAAGCAATCTTCTATAAAAGAACGAAATTCAGTTACACTTTTTGAACGTTTTATCTTACCTGATGCTGGTGTAAATTCTTGGATTCTGGGGATAGTGTATTCACTTTCTTCCCAGATTTTTCTTTTTACTATAAAAAATTCAACTTCTATTTTTTCGACATCCCAATTAAATAAACGACTAAAGTATTCTTTATAAAGTAATATTTGAGATGTTTTTGTATCATCTTTTTTTTCTTTATCTTTCCAACCTCTAGTTGAAGTTTTTATATCAAGTATTTGTAGTGTGTCTGTGTTTTCATTATAGAATATTAAGTCTATAAATCCTTTAAACTTAACATTAGGATATTCTTCATGAGGGGATAAAAATAAAGGAAATTCAACTCCTATAAGATATGTATTACGTTTAGAAAAATATTTACCTCTTTTCTTTTTAAAATAATCTAAAATAGCCTCTCCATCTTCATAAAATTCAGCTAATTCTTCAGCATTTGAAAAGTGAACATTATTATTTTGTTCTACACTTTTTTTATATTCAGCTCTTAAATTAGTTTCAAAGAACTCTATTAAATTTTCTCTATCAGCAGCTGTAGCACTTTGTTCAAACATTATTTTTAAGTAATGTTGAATTGTAGTATGTATAGCATTTCCAAACACTAAGTGCATGTTTGGTGATTGTTTTAACTTATCTACATTTTGTAACTTCCACTTGTGAGGACATTGTTTCCAAGTTGAGAATTGAGAATAGGATACAATTTTATCTTTAGTCCAATCTATTGGATGTTCTTTATGTTCTAGTAGAGGTTTTAGATGTTTTGGTATTTTTTTCATGACCTAATAATTTTTGAATTTCTTCTTCATTTATTCCTCTACTACTAAGAATATCTTTTATTTGATTTTCATCTAATATATGTAGATAAGATTTTATCTCTCTTGTAGATATTTGATAATGATTAGATAATATATTAACTAAATCTGAATTTGGTTTTGGTGTATTTGATTTTATATATTTTGCATATATGGCTGTTTTAGGTAAATAACTACAATATATTTCATATATTTGTTTTGGTGTTAATAACCAGAACTTTTGTAGATAGTTAGCTAGCTCAATATAAGGTTCGTGCATTGAGATAACCTTGTGAAGCATATAGACATTAAAACTTTCTTTGTCTTCATCACTAAAATTATCCCAAGGCTCCCTTATGTACGTAACTTGTTTTAACCAATCCCAAACTGTCATTACTCTTTGTCTTTAGGCATAAAATGGTCGTTTACATGGCCACATTTAGCGCAAGTAAATACGGGTACTGGCATTAAAGCATCTTGAGCGGTGCCTGTTACGAAGCGGGATATTTTGCGCAGTATAACGCCTTCTATAAACACTTCATGTCCACACTCGTCACAAGTAATAGGTAAAGTATCTTTTAAAGATACATTCATGTTTAATTCTTTTTGATTCATCTATTTAATTTTTAAAAGTTGTGATATAAAGGCCATAAAATTTAATTCACGGTCAGCTATTGAATTATTTTGCCACATATATTGGGCAGCATGAATTGATACATCTGCCGGTGAATTACTAAATTCAGCTGCTCGTTCGTATAATCCTGTAAACACTGGAATGAAATCATTTATATCATCATTTACTATAATTTGACGTATGTTCGCCCAACTTTGTTTGTCTGATGATTTTAAAACTTGTACAATACTATTTATAGTGTTTTCTGCGTTTACTATTAACCCTTCAGGATTTAAGTTATTATCACTATCAATAGATTGTTGAGAAGCATTTATAATTTTTCTAATATCAGGATAATATGTTTTTACAATATTAGCTAATGCTGGTAATTCGTAAGTTATATTTTCTTGATCTAGTATTCCTGCTACATGTTTTGCTACTTCACCTTTAGCAGGTGGTTCAATATGAAATGTTTGACATCTACTTTTTAATGGTTCAATTATACGTTCAGCATAATTTGCTGTTAATATAAATCTGGTTTTGGCTGAGTATGTTTCCATAACATTACGTAAAGCTGCTTGAGCTTGAGATGTTATATAATCAGCTTCATCTAATATAATAACCTTAATTGGATTAAAACTATTTACAGAAGCAAAATCTACAATTTTGTCTCTAATAGTATCAATACCTCTTTCATCGGATGCATTAATATACATTACATCACATTTGATGTTTTTAGTAATTAATTTAGCTAAAGTGGTTTTACCGGTTCCGGCTTTACCATAAAGTAATAAATGAGGTATATCGTTTTTTGTGATACATTTGGAGATGAAGGCTTTAATGCCTTCATTCCCCACGTATGTATCTAATGTTTGACTACGATATTTCTCAACCCATAAACTGTTGTTGATCATCTTTGTCTTTTTTAGGTTCGTTATAAATTGCACATTCAGTTAATAAAATAGTTCCTGCTACTGATACGGCATTTGATAAAGCAGTTCTAACTACTTTCATAGGATCAATAATCCCAGCCTCAAACATATCTGTTACAGTTTCTGTTTTAATATCATACCCAAATGTACGACCTTTTTCTCCATTATCCAATCTAGCTTGTCTTAAACTAAATACAATATCGGAAGTATTTTCAATACCAGCATTAGTAAGGATTTTTAAGAAAGGAGCACCACATGCTGTATATGCTATTCTTTTTCCTAAATTAAAATCTTCACCATCTGCTTTGGTTTGAGTAATACCTTCTCTAGCTTCAAGTAAAGCAATTCCTCCTCCAGGTAATAATCCTTCTTCTAAAGCTGCTTTTGTTGCTTGAAGAGCATCATCAATGCGGTCTTTTTTCTCTTTAATTTCAGTCTCAGTAGCACCACCAATATTGATTACAGCTACACCACCTACTAATTTACCTAAACGCTCTTGTAAGTGTTCTTTTTCAAATGATGCTGTTGCTTTTCCAATTTGCTCTTTTAATTCAGCTACTCTGTTTTCAATATCACCTACAGCTCCTGTACCATCTACAATTGTAGTAGTATCTTTAGTTACAGTTGCAACACGTGCTTTACCAAACCAGTCTGAATTAAAACGGTCTAATTTCATTCCTTTTTCAGGTGATACCACAGTACCTCCAGTTACAGTAGCGATATCTTCTAAAACTGCAGTACGTCTATCTCCAAAATCAGGGGCTTTAACAGCTACTACTTTTAATAGACCTCTCATTTTATTTACGATTAACGTAGATAAAGCTTCACCGTCAATATCTTCAGCAATGATTAATAATGAACTATCTGTTTGAGAAGCACCTTCAAGGATTGGAAGTAATTCTTTAACCGATACTAATCGCCCATCATAAATTAAGATTACAGGGTCTTGTAAGGTAGATGACATTGAACTATTATCTGTAACGAAGTACATTGATTTATATCCTCTATCAAATTGAATACCTTCTACTGTTTCTAATGAAGTTTCACCTGTTTTAGATTCTTCAACAGTTACTACACCATCTTGTCCTACTAAATTCATAGCTTCGGCTACTAATGCTCCTAATTCTTCATCATTATTAGCTGATATAGTTGCTACTTGTTTAATTTGTTCTGGGGAGCTGATTTCACGTTTAATTTGTTTTAAAGTAGCAATAATTTCTTCAGTAGCTGCTTCAATTCCTCTTTTAACTAATACAACATTTGTATTTGGTGTAATACTACCAAATGATTTTTGTATTAATTCATTTGCTAATACAGTTGAAGTTGTTGTACCATCTCCTGCTTTATCAGCGGTTTTAATAGATGCTTGTTTTACTGTTTGAGCACCCATGTTTTCTAATGGATCTTCAAGATCTTTTAACTCTTTTGCTACAGTAACACCATCTTTTGTACTACGTACACTTCCAAATTCATCCATGAATAGTACGTTTCGTCCGTATGGACCTAAAGTAGAACCAACAGCATCTGCTACTGTTTTGATCCCTTTAGCTAATTTGTCTTTTACTTCTTGATTAAAGGCTGTTTTCATATTTAATTTTGTTCTTCAATTAATGCTAATACTTGTGCTTCAGAAACGGCAATGTATTCTACACCTTCCCATTCTAATTTAGTAGGTCCTACTTGAGGTAATACTACTCTATCTCCTACATTAAATGACATAGGGATACGAGCATCACCAGCATTGTTCCATCTTCCTGGTCCCACATCGATGACAGTCCCTATAATTGCTTTTTCTTGTGATAAATCAGGGACAATGAATTTACCATGCATTTTTTCTGCTTTTTCGTCTACCTTTACAATAATGGCATCCCAAACGGCTTTGATCATAAACTTTGGTTTTAAATATTAATATTAATTTTCTATAATGTTTGCATCTTCTATTAATTCACAGAAATACATTTGATTATCTTTTTTAAATGTTCTGTGGGCAGAAGATAATTCATTCCACTGAGGAGCAAAGGGTCCATAGTGCTCTCCAGTAATACGTTTTACTAAAAATAGTTCGTCGTTTATTTTGATTATTTGATTCATAACTATAATGTATAAAATATTTGTTAGAAAACCTAACTTTAGGGCAATATTTTTACTTAATTTTTATAGTTTTTGGTTTTGCTTTTTCAGTAATAGGAATAAAGATTGTTAGTAAACCATTTTCTAGTTTACCATCAGCTTTTCCTAAATCATATTTGCTTGAAATTTTATAACCTAAATTAAAGGATTTTCTGGATAATCCTCTGTGGATTGTTCCCGGATGAAGTTCTTTTTCATCTTCAGGTTTGTCATAACTGATTTTTAATATATCATCTTCGATATCTATTTTAACATCATCTTTGGTTAGACCAGTACATGCTACTTCAAAGTGAAGGCCTGTTTCGTCGTAATAAATGTTAAGTGGGTGTGGTTGTTTAGTTGTGGCTGCTGAGCCAAATCCGCTTGACGGAAAGAAGAAATTGTGGAATAGGATATCCCATTCATTGAATTGTGTACTCATATTGATTTACGTTTTGTGCGTCCTAAGATCGCGTTAATAATTTAAAAACTGTATTGCCCTAAAGTCTTTTGTTTATTATAAATATTATACCTTTAATTCAGGTAAATAATAAGTTGATTTTCCTGTTTCAGTGGTAAATTCCAATTTAAGTAATCCTTGCATACTAATGTATCCTTTTGCATTTTGAATATTGTCTTTGTTTACTACTAATATCTCTTTTATATGCGATGAATTAAATGTAAGAAGTTCTTTATGAAATGTTTCATAAGAAGCATCACAGGTAAATTCTACTTTATTTGAATGTGATGTAGGATCTCCTAATATAAACTTAGCTTGTTTATTCCCATCTTCATGAACATAATTAGTTACTCGACATATGTCTTTAGTATTAGAACCTAATGCATTTTTAGCTTTAGTAAATCTAGTAATAAATTCAGAATCAATATCAAATTCTGTATCATATGTTGGTTCATCAATTGATGGTGATGGTGGTATAATATGTGGGTCCGCTAATGTGTATTGTAATGAAAAGTTAGAATCTTCAATTAACAATCTTACAGGTACTTTATGATTTTTATCTATATTAATTAAAATATCCATATCTAAAATACTAAGCATTTTTAAAAGAGCACTAGTATTAAATATACCAATAGTTCCATCTTCTAATTGAACATCACATTCTACATGTCCTACTAAGTCTTGATAAGGGGATACAAAGTTTATATGTAATCTATTGTTAGATACATTCCATTTAACACTCTCAATAATACCTCCAAGGTAATACTTTTCAATACTCGCTACTAAATCTAATTTTTGAATCATATTTTAAATGTAATAATTGTTTTTGGATTATCCAAATTTAAAGAATTTATTTATGTTACTATTGAATATAGGTTTACCCCATTTCAAGTCAGCATATAAGTTTTCTAATTTATTTTTTAATACAGAATCAAATAACTGTGTTTTGTCTAGGTATTTTTCTATAAATTCTGTAATGAATGGAGGATCATCATATCCGTTAAAACCAATAACGTCTATGTTGTATGGGTTATCTTTTAAATAAGCAATAAACATTTTATCCCCTATTTGAAACGTATTAAATTGTTTATCTAGGTTTTTAAAACGTAAGATATCATTATAATATATAGCTGCTTTAGTATTAATAGGACATTTTAAACCTAATCGTGAAAATATTTCACCTGCTTTAGGTGGTGACGCAATATATTCTTTCATAAGTTTTAATCCTGTAGGTTTTAATAGGAGTCTCCAATCTACAGTATCTATACTTTCTCTAAATGCTAATATTTGTTTATCTATATCTGGTTTTTTCCCACCAAACATTATGTCTTGAAGTAATTGTTTACTGAAGTTTCTGAAGTAGGGTGGGAAATTAGATTTCATTAAGTCTAATCCTTTAATATCTAATTCCTCTACAGAAACACCTTCTTTATTTACAATAAATTGAGCGTAACGTCTTTTACCGGCAAAGTATCCTCGTTCAAGTACAACTTCTTGTTTTAATTCAAAATAGTGAGGTCTATCATGTAGATTAAACAAGTCAACTACTAATGTATTTAAATTATCATTTGCAATCTGTTGTACTTCTGTTGCAATTTGTAAAACATATTTAACTGCTTCTTCTCTATTGTTTAAATCAACTTCAGGATGTCTCTTTTGAATTAAGTCTTTTACTTGAATGAATAGTGAATCTGTGTCTGATGTTACAATGTAATCAATACCTTCAGTTTCCATCTGTGTATTCATCCATTTGTTTACATATTTAATAGATTCTTGAGTTAAACGTTGTCCTGTAAGAGTAATTGCTTTAGATATGAATTTATGCCCATCTGTGTACCTCCAACCGTTAATAGCATAACACCCATAAACGTCATTTAATTTAATTTTATAAGCATGTTGGCGTCTATTATAAAAGTCTCCTAATATTGGATCTTTTTTAACTTTAAAAGCATCTTTCATTAATGCTTTATATTCACTTCTTTTATTAAACCAGTCAGTTAATATTTCACATACTACACTTTCTTTATCTTTTCTAAAGATAACACCAGGTGCTGATATGATATAATTACCTTGTTCTATTAATTTAATAATTTTACCAACCGTTACTACTGAACGAGTAATGCTTTTGTTTTCATTTACCTTTTCAATAGTAATTTCCATTTCTGGGTTGAGCAGTTTAAGTTCTTTAAGTGACCATTGATTATCGTATTTATCTCGATTTACAATACGACCCACTAAAGTTTCAATACCCATGTTTAAAGAACGAATAATTGATGGATATAGTGATGTAAAATCCAAGTCAATAACCCATTCATATAATCCAGGTGTTGGGTCTTTTAAATAACCACCAGCATATTCTTCTTTAATGTCTCGTAATGAAGGATTATATGTTGTTGGTTTATTTGGTGAAACTATACCTTTACGTTTTAAATAAGTTAAAATAGCACCTTCATTTAGCATAGTCGACATATAAATTTGATTATATGGTACATGACATAAATGACATACTGTAACTGTTAAGTCGATAAATTTAAGTTTCTTCTCTAATTCAATAATGATTTCAACATCTCGAATGTTATAGTCTATAAACTTTTGAACATCTTCTTGAAATAATTTATCTAAAGATCCTAAATATTCAATTTTACCTAGATTAACATATTTAGTCCCTATGTTTCCTAAAGCGTAAGAAGGTTCCTGTGCTGTTACATATTTTTTAAAAAGTAACATATAGTCAAGATGGTTTAAACCTGCTATAGTAGTAGTTTTAACCCCTAAAAATTCGGTGTTATCTACTTGTTTTAACGGCGATAAACGCACGGCCTCATCAGTTCCCAATACCTTGGCGATTCTATGATATAAGTACGGTATATCGAAGAATTCGCTGTTCCAACCTGATATGATTGTTGGGTCTAATTCTTCCCATTTGTTAAGAAATTGAGATAATAAATCCTTTTCAGATGAACAAGATATAATATGTTTATTATCTGTTACTGATGTTGTTAATTTTTTAGCTTCATCTAATATGTAACAATAATATTCTTGAGTAGTATTATCATATAAAGCTATAGAAGTAATTTTACCTTGAGGATTTCTAACACTATCTTGAGTAAGTGCTCCTGCTATCTCACACTCAATATCTAAATAAACTATATTTTGGTATGATGGAGTATCATCGGAGCTGTAGTAAGCATCTACTAATATTCTAGTATATTTGTCTACATCGCTTTCAAAAGCGTTAGGGTCTTTATAATTGTATTGTAATGTGGGAGATACACGTTTTCCGTCTAATGTTTTATACTCTCCACTTTCATTTGGTACATAACATGTAGCACGATAAGGGAAGGTAACCCATCCCTTTTTATCGTCGCGTACATGATATTGTTTAGTAGTTCTATTATAATAGATACTTTGATACATAACTTTAATTTTTGGTAAATATAATAACCCTCTACTTAATTCTCACGTCTTTCTTCAGGTTTATAGTAGATTATTCTATTATGCCATACGGGTGATGCTAATAGCACTGCTGGGTTTATGTTTCCTTTAACTGTTTCTTGAAACATGTAACTCATCCAAGTTTGTTCAAATGGGTGTTCCCACTGGACATCTAAAAACATTTTTTGATTGCCTTTTTTACTTACAATCATAGGCCAGTTAGCATAATATATTTCTCCTGAAATGTAGGATAGTTCATTGTGAACATCTATTTTATCAAATTTAGTTCTAGGTGCATATGGGTCTATTCCTGAGATTGGTAATTGATCATAATCGGGCCACATGTAAGTTCTAACAGATTGAGGTACATTATACCAAGATACTTGAATATTGTTATCCATATAAACTTCAGTAAATGACAGTTTTAAGAAATCAAAATCTTCTTTAGCCATTATCTCATGTACTTTTTTATATAAATCAGGGGTATAATTTTTAAACCCGTTTCTACAGAATCCTGTATTACTTGATGGGTTTAATCCCATATCATCTTCAAAGAAGAAATAATAATCACTGTCTGATTCTTGGAAATGTTTAGCAGCAAATAATCTACCACCATTTATACCTACATTTCCTTCCATCGGAATATATTCAAAATTATATTTTATAGCTAATTCTTGATTTTTTATTCTAGCATTTTCATCAGTTGAATTATCTAATAAGATTTTTCTAGGTTTAGACATCCAATCAGGTGAATTAGCTTCCCAAGTAGCAACAGTATGTTCTATTTGTTCTGGGAAGTTAAATGTTAACATGTATAATGATGTTTTAGAAGTATTTGGGTTGTATACTCCTTTTGGTAATACATGAGCTCGACCACCATTATTTTCTAATCTTACATTATCATCTAGTAAATCTTGGATAAATTTAACTATAAGACCATTTTCATCTAAAGCATATCTTCTATAAATGTGTGGTTCTAAATGAGCCATTACACTAAATAATGATTCTTCAGTTCCCATATACCCAGATGCTAATGTATCTTGAAGTAAATGATAATAAGTTCCATTAGCTTGTGATAAGAAATCTTTATGACCACCAAATAATCCACCTCTACAAACATATTTTACTTCTTCACGAGCATATTTGTTTATAGCTTTAAAATCAAATCCATGAATTTCACCATTAGCTTGATATGGATAACTTAAGAATAAAAATGTATTTAAATGAGGTATTAATTTATCTAAACATTTATTATCTGTAAAGTATTTTTCATATACTGTATTTGTTATACCAGCATCTAACCAGATAAAATAGTCTGTGTTAAATGGGTTTAATATTTTAGCATCATGGAGCATAAACATTTTTGACTGTACAATTGGGTTATACCATTCATTTGATGCTTGTGGTGAACCTGCTAACCATCCTGCTTGATTAAGCCACTCTGGGTTGGTTCTGATTTCTTGGGTTTTATCCCAAAAAGGTTGATAAAAATTATTTTTAATATCTTCTAATTCAAACACTCTAACGTGAGTATTTGACCTACTACGTTTTGCCCAAACTAAATGTTCTAAATCTTTAGGAACGTAAATAAACATATTTACAGACATTTCTAAAAATTTATTGAAGTTTTCAATATAATGATCAAAACTTCTACCTACACGACTAATATCCCACAATCCTGTAACTACTGTTAGTTCTTTATTAGTATCCTCTACTTGTTGGATATGTATTTTTTGTGCTTTACTCTTTTTTAAAACTCCTACTTGTTCACATGCTGTGTAAACGTTATATTCTTCTCCTCTTTCTCTTAGGAAATCTTCTATAGCTGCTCTTACACCAGGAAGATCATTTCTTTCGTAATCATGGAATAAAATATATCCTCCTTCTTGAACTTTATCGTAAATTTTTGATAAACTATCATAAATAGAATCATAAAAATCACCATCTAAAAAGGCAAAACATATTTTATCTGGGATTCGATAATCTGGGACGTCTTTAAACCATCCTTTACATGTGTATGGAGGTTTTAATCCATTGTCTCTAAAATTTTTAATCAAGATATCTTCTGTAGTATTTAAGGTACCAGGTCTCCAACCCATTCCTTCTTCATGTTTGGATAATGGAGGTAATCCTTCGAACGAATCATATACATAAAGATCTTTATTTGAATTAGTTTCATCTAAAGTTTTTCTTAAGTATTTACTTGATTCACCTACGTAACATCCAAATTCTACAAAATCACCTTCAATTTGGTTTTCAATTACTTCTAAAGCATGTATTACTATTTGATCTAATTGTTCATCATTAATGATAGTAGGATCTATCTTGTTATTTGGAAAACTTCTTATAATATTTAAAATATCGGCCATCGGTTTTGTTGTTTTAATGTTTTAATTTGTTCTATATTTTTTGAATAAAATTCTTCTAAGGTATCACTAGGTATAAAATTAGTACCGTCTGCAAAATTATAATTTATTGGGCTAAAATATCTATCTGTAAAATAAATGTTTACTTTGTAAAATTGAGGATCAAAATTTAATACTGTTATATCGTTAATATAATTTGATACTCCAACAGGAATATAATCACATATCATGTAACCTCCACATCCATTACAGTTTTTAAAAATATCATTTGAAAAAGATAAATTCATGGCATCATTCCACACATTAAAATATGTTTTTAACTTATCTACAGAAGAAAAATTATAATATCTAAAAGGACCTTCAGTTACATCTAATTTAATAATTATAGGAGATTTATTTGTTGGATATTTTTTACTTAATTCGTATGTTAATATAGAAGATAACTGTAGAGCAGATTCTGAACTATGTCCTAGAGCTGATGCTACTCTAAATTCATAGCCTGGGTCTATGCCTACATGCTCCTTATGACATCCTTTCATTGAGTTTTCGGGAGTGTTAAATTGTTCCCAGAAAAGTTCTTCTGTTATTTCTCCACTTACTATTTTATCATATCTAATATCAACATCAGGATCTTGAAATACAAATTTAGTATAACCTAATTCTGCTATTCTAGGAAGTGAAAATCTATGTAAAGCATATGAAAAATCTTTTCCAACATTCATTAAATCTCTATATTCTTTACCATAATTTTCTTGATCTAATGGTATATATTCTATTTTCTTTGAATATGGGTATTGATCTCTAACTTCATGAATATTAACAACATCAATAATCTTATTAGTTTTTGATCTTAATTCATCAAAATCTTCAGGAACATCAGTTAAGATAATATAATCCATAGTATTATCATAACCAGTTTCTAAACTTTTTAGTAAATTATGTTTTACTCTATCTCTATAGCTGGGACCTAAGCCCCAGGTAGATATTATAGGTTTATTCATATTTTGGAAATATTTCTTTTCTAATGTAATAATTTTCTAGTAGTAAACAATCCAATTCAGTAGTGTTATATATAATAAATGCATCTTTATATGTAGATAAAATAGGTTTACCGTTTACATTAAAGGAAGTGTTTAATAATACTCCTACTCCTGTTTTCTTTTCAAATTCAGTTAATAAATCATATAGAAATTCATTTTGTTCTCTAGTTACTGTTTGAACTCTAGCCGTGTTATCAACATGTGTAATAGCAGCTAATTTATCTCTCCATTCTGATCTTACCTTAGGGCAAAAAGACATCCATCTAGATTCACCTTCAAATTCAAAATATTTTGAAACATCTTCTAAACGTACAACTGGAGCGAAGGGTCTATACCATTCTCTATGTTTTACTTTGGCATTTAAAATATCTTTCATTTCAGCAATAGACGGATTACATATTATACTTCTATTACCTAATGCTCTAGGTCCATGTTCTGATTGGTTTTTAACAATTCCTACTATTTTACCATCTATTAAATCATTTAATAAAATTGAAGGATCATATTGTTCGTAAGGGTGAAATTCTTCATCCTTTTCCATTAATTTTTTAACATTTGGATATTCTGGGAGTAGTTGAGCTATTAGATTTTGGTCTAAAATAGGTAATCCTTTATATGTTAAATCACAAGCTGTTTCTGGTTTTAAATGTTTTAACATTAATCCAGTTGCAATACCACAATCATTAGGATTAGGACCAACAAATACTTCTTTATTAAATTCTTCTCTAACTCTAGTATTTAAAATAATATTTAAAGCACACCCTCCTGTTATACACACAGGTAGATCAGGATATTCTTCAAAATATGGTTTTGCTACTTCTAAGAAACAATCTTCAAAAGCTCGTTGAGCAGTTGCTGCTACATCGTAAGCTATTTGTCCTTCTAATCTATCATTAATGTTAAATGTTACTCCAATTTTTCCTCCTAATTTGTTTATTTTTTCAACATAATCATCATTTCCTCCATCTGGATCACTTTTAAAGAATTCTATAAATGCTTCTAGCCATTCTGGTTTGTAAGTTCCATAAGATACTAATCCCATTATTTTACCAGGCCATACTAGATTTCCATCTCCTAACCCTTCCATTTGGATATCTTTTAAATATTGACCAAATACCATATAAGCAAATCCTAAATTATAGTATAGATTAGGATCACCCATTACAGGATTTTTAACTTGTTCTAATAATTTAATTTCTTCTCCTCGTGTAGCATGGTATACATTAAATTCTCCATCATCACCACCTCCATCAAAAGAAAATACTAAAGCTTCCTTATATGGAGATTGATAAAACACCCCACAAGCATGTGATTCATGATGTAACCCATGAATATAATTTTTTGCTTTTATTTTGTATACTGTCTGAAATATTTCATGTTCTCCATTGAATTTTTCACCTACAAAATCTGTTGATGAGAAATAACAATTTTCAAATTCAGATATGTTATATTCTTTTTCTATCCATTTAAGAATTTCTTCTAAACATATCATTATATATCTAGGAGTTTTGTATTGAGTTAACCCTACGTTTTTATAATTTAGAAATCGTTCCATTTCTATAACACATAAGATTTCTCCTTTGTCTTCAATTACTACAGCTCCATTATGTGAGCCGTGTATGCTTATATTTGCCATATTTAAAATTTATTTATACCCAAAATCGTTCAACTTCTCTATTATGTTTTACATCAAATAAATTTGATATATTTCCTACATTAATATTTAATAAATTATATATAGGAGCTAAAATATATTCATCATGAATAACATAAGAACCCTTATATTGATTTATTTTTTTACTTTCATATAAAAATTCAATTACTTCATTCCATATATAAAATAAATTTTTTAAATCATCTAAAGTATTAGGAATATATAAGCGTGCTGCTTCATCTAAAACTAATAAATTTTTATCTATAGATTTATTATATTTGTTTTCTAAAAATGAAATTATAGGTTTCATATCCATGTAACTAATAATTGAAGGTTCTTGTGCATTACTATACCATCGTGATATAGAATTATATATATTATTAGTATTTTGAAAAAAATATTCATTAACTCCATTAAATGTAATAGCAGCATCAGTACAAAGCATAGCTACATTTTTTACATCTAATTTAATAGCTTGTAACACATTAAATCTATATGTAGAAAAAGGAAAAAGATATTTAGTTTGAATAAAATTATTAGCATATTCTTGCTCATTTGTACTTTCTAAAAAATATTCATTTTTCTCTAAATCAGGAAACTCAGAATAAAAATCTTTTAATTCATTTACTATTAAATTTTTTCTAGTTAAATCACTAAAATATGATTTATCATCTGTTAATATACAATAATATAAATTGTCATCATCAAAATAATAATCCTTAATTTTATCGTATACACTTTTTCTATATGTTGGACCACAACATGTATAACCAATAACTAAAGGTTCTTGTATAATGCTACTCATTTAATTCTAATCTATTTACTATATGGTTAATTCTGTTTTGAGGACTACAATAATTAATATAATATTCTCTAGCATTTTTTACAATAAAATCTAAAAATTCTTTATCATCTTTTACTTCAAAGAATCGTTTTTTATAAGCTTCTATATATGCTTCACCCCCTATTCTATCTTCTCTAGCGCTGCATCCAAAATCCCCTCTAGGAATTGATATGTAATGGTAATCTGGGATTAAAGGTGGGTCAAAAGGGGTAAAATATTCAAGTCTTATCATAGGTAATCCTATAGCCATATATTCAATATCTCTATAACATATTTCAGCATTACTAGATATGGAAAGTCCTACTTTATATTCTATAGCTTGTTTTAGATAATCTTCAATTGGTAGAAGTTGATTACCAGGTCCTAAAGGTGTTGGACATAAATTTAATTCAGATAATATATAAGGATCTTCTCTTCTAGTTGTGGATAACCAAAATAATTGATCTTTTAAACTGTTAAAATCTTTAAATCTTCTTAAATTATAAAAATGATCATGATTTGTTTGAGGAGTAAAGGTATAAAAGGTTGTAGGTTTTACTGTAAAAGTATGAACTGAGAAGTCATAATTTGGAGGTAACCAATGAACCTGTTGAGTTAAAAGTAAAATATCATTTTTATTATCACGACTTTTAAAAATATCAAACAATTTTGTTGGACTTTCAGACCATGTAATTGCTTTTAATATATCATTTTTTTCATCATGTATTATTAATTCACAATCTGGAAGGTCATAATTAAATTTTTTTATAGGTAAATAACCTCCTTTTTTGTGAATAATTTCTGCATTGAGATTTTCTTTTAGATAATTTACTAATCCTAAAAAAACATCATTCCAACCCATATAAGGGTATTGGGTTTCTAAAAAATAGACTTTTAACATTTTACTTTCCATAATTTATTGGTCCTTCTATTCGTTCTGCCCATTCTTGAGATTTACTATGAGCCCAAATAACCCATTTTGTTGGTACTTTATCAGTTAAGAAAAATTTCTCTTCATTGTACCAATCTCCTTGAAGACTCATTATTTGTTTAATTTGATATTCATTATAATCTTCTCTCCATATTTCATTTCCATTTTCATCATCAAATGCTACAACCCAGAAATCATAATCTTTTAATTTAAAAGTAGTTTTATTAAATTGTAATAAATGATAAAATGAAAACATAAATGAATCTTCCCATTCTTGATCATCTTCAATAAATGGATTTGGTGGATATTGATTCTCTAATGTATATCGTTGTACTGCTCGTTTCTTAAAATGAATACCAGCATATTTTTCATAATCTCTTAAAGTACGCTCAGTTCCTAAATCATAACCAGTTAAATCAAATCCATTATCTTCTGTTTGAAGTAATTGTCTAATTTTAGCTCTAGCTATATTTTGTTGAGTCCACCAGTCTTCACCTCGTTTAGATTGATCATCCCATACTAGAATACCATCACGTTCTTCTCTCATAGTAGCATGCCATACAACTAATTTATGTGGGTGAAACATATCATAACCATGAGTATATGAACGTACTGTTAAATTTAATTCTTCACCACTAAAGTATATATCAGCATCATGAAGAACAGTTTTAGCCCAATGACTATCAGCAAAGCAAAAATGTCCTGATAAGAATCTTGATGGTGCTGGTTCTGTCATGTCTTTCCACCCGTGTAATAATCCTGGTCTAATGAATATTGTTCCGTGTGGGTAGAACGAAGCAAATGTTTGTTGCCATGGTTCCATAGTACGCTCAACAGGATCATTAAATGGATTATAGTAAGGTAAATAAGCAGCTAATATAGGTTTTTTATGACCTTTAGCTTTTAATTGGTCATGCATTTCAATTAATGTAACATCCCAATCTTGTGCAAATCTATGGTGAGAATCTAACTGACAAATGTATTCTTCATTTGTAATTAAAGTATTGATTTGGTAACGAGCATAAGGTAATCCTTTAGCTTCTGTGTATGGTATATCAATAATTTTAAAGCGCTTGTCTTTTCTGTAAGCGTCAATATTATCAAATCCATCCTCATCATTGTATTGGCGACATATACCAAATACTAATCTTTTAGGATATTTTGCATTATTTAATGCAGATTCTATTGTAGGAATTAATTCAGGTTCTCTATACGCTGGTAGATGAATGAATATTTTGCGGTTTTCTGCTTTTTTCATTAATAAGGTATTTCGTTTTGTATTATTTCGTGATTCCATTCTTTAGATAGACTGTGTGGCCATAGTAACCAACTTGTTGGGTATTCTATACAATCAAATTCTCGCCAAATATCATAAAATTGTCCTGGGCTTCCAAGTTTTATTCGGTTAATTTCCTCGACATCAGCATCTTGTCTATGAATTTCAACACCATTTTTATCCTTGAATGCTATTACCCAACAATCATAATCTTCTTCAGTAAGTGAACCTTTATAAACGTTAATACAATATTTAAAACGTCGAGTCATGTTAGCTTCCCATTCTTCTTCAGTTGTGTATGGTACTGGTAGTAGTTTGTGTTGAGATGTATGAATATGAACACGTTTTCCTTTGAAATCAACACCTATATAGCGTTCAAATTCCGCTAAAGTACGTTCAGTTCCTAGATCATAACCTACAAAATCAAAATCTTCTCTACTTTCATTATCTATACCAAATAATGCTCGATATTTTCTAAATGAACGTTTATCTAAAGGTGAAAATTGATGATCATCCCAATGACGTTGTTTTCCTTCTCTAGTATATTCATGCCATATAACAGGAATATGAGGGTGAAACAAGTCATACCCATGTGTATAAGCACGAGCAGCTATAGATGTTTCTTCTCCATGGAAATACAAATCAGGATCATGTGGTACTTCGCGTACGAAACTACCTAAAGTAAAGGCGAAGTGTCCTGAATATAATCTAGCTGGTATTGGTTCTTTAATATCTTTCCAATTTTGTACATAGTCAGGAGTAATGAATATGGGACCTTCAGGCATAAATCTATCATAATTTGTGTGCCATACTTCTATATTCCTACCTGCCGGGTCATTTTTAGGGAAATATCCAGGTAAATAAGCAGTTAATAAGGGTTTTTTATGACCTTTACTTTGAAGACCTTTTAACATATTAATTAAAGTCTCATCCCAATTCTTATCGAATCGGTGATGAGAATCTAATTGTAATGTGTATTTTTCTCCGTTGTAATGTCTTTGAAGTTTATTTCGAGCCCAACATACGCCTTTTGCATCCTTATAATGTATATCTAATATATCAAAACGAGGATCATTTTTGTATTGATCTAAAGTATCCCATTTATCTTCTTCAGCGTGTTGCCAAGCAATACAGAAACGTAAATTTTCAGGATATTTAGCATTATCTAGACAACTTTCTAAAGTAGGAAGTAATTCAGGGTCTCGATAAGAAGCGATTTGTACGAATATAGTTTCGTCAGAAATCTTTTTTTTAGACATAACTAAGATTTATATTATTTTTTCTTTGGATAATATTTTCTTTTTTTCTTTGGCTTGTCAATAGGAAACTCTGATTTTGTTTTCTTTTCCTTAGTAACAATGTTTACAAGGTCTTTAGCTAATTGTTGAGATTCTTCTTGTGTGGTAGGTACTTTTGATACCTTTTCAATTTCCTTTACAAGTTCTTGAGCAGATTCTGTTAATTGTCTAGTTGCTGTTTTTTGAGTGACTTTTCTAGGTTGGAATTTTTCTTTTGGTTCCTCAGTCATCTTTTCTAGAGTTGGGTGATCATGTGTCATATAATATCCAATTGCTGCTGCAATTGCTACTACAACGCCAATTAGGATAATAATTTCAAATCCTGTCATAATAATTTGGTTTAAATGTTAGTAATTTGTTTTAAATAAGATTTTTGAATCTCTTTATCTGTAAAAAATTGTTTTAGATCTGGTTTGAAGTATTTAACATTCTTCATTACTTTTCTATCTCTTGTTCTATATACCACAAAATAGTCTCCAACTTTTTCGTAATGACATGCTTCACCTTGCTCACTCGATCTTTGAATGACAGTTGCTTTAGCTTCATCTTCAGTTTGACAAGCTTTTGATAGATTTGATGCTTGTACTTCTTGATATGCCGGCCATATCTTATCCTTAAGGCCATGTAACATAGTACCGTTCCCAGTGGCAACATAAGTAATATCACACAAAGCATCCAGAACCTCAACGATGTTTCCTTCTTCGCAAGCTGTTCTATATTCTTCCAATTCTTCAAGGATGAAATCGTATACAAATTCCCATTCTTTTCTTTCGGGGATGTTTGGTTCATAAGCGTTTGGTTTGCCCATTACGGCATTAAATTCTTCTACTTCGTCAATAAAAGGTACTTTTGGATCTGTAATCATATCTTTTTACTTTTTTAAATAATCTTGTATTTGTTCGGAATCTTTTCTTTCCCATGGATAAATTACCCATTCATCCCCATTGTGTACTTGCGCATAAATATTAGGTATATAGCAAGACGTGTGAGGTTTATAGTGTAGTGTGGCTGTATAGCAACCTATTGTATTCTTCAATGTATTACCGGTATCTGCGATATCATCTATTACTAATGTATTAGGTAACATTACATTTGACCAAGGTAAATTTAACTTATGAGAAACTATAACAGCTGGAATTAGACCTCCTCGGGCAATACCAAATACTGAATCTATGTTGGGTAGTTCAGTAATAATTTTTTCACATAGTGTATCTACTAGTTGGGATACATCATCCCAACTTAAATAGATTTTATTTTCAATTCGTAAAGCCATTATATTGGGTGATTACCGTTATTAATTTTAATTGAATCGAAGAACTCTTTACGAGCTTGATTATCATTCTCCAAAAATACACCTGATGCTTTAGTTGTAACCATTGACGCACCTTGATGTTTAACACCTCTACAAGATACACAATTGTGAGTACCAACAATAGAAACAATTACACCTCTATTGTTTTCACAAATTTTATCTACTGCTTGATGAATAGCAGATGTTAATTGTTCTTGAATAGCACCTCTTCTTCCAAAATGCTCTACAATTCTATTTAATTTAGATAAACCAATTACTCTACCATTTTCACCTACTACATAACCAATATGAACTACTCCTCCAATTGTTTGGTGGTGATGTGAACACATTGATGTTAATGGAATGTTTCTTTCAATTACAATTCCATCATAACCATCTGAAGGGAATGAAGTGATTTCTGACATTGGAGTATATCTGCCTTTCCATAAATCATTAACATATGCTTTAGCTACACGTCTTGGTGTATCAGATGAGTTTGGATCATTTCTCCAATCACAACCTAATGCATCTAAAAATTTACCATAAGCTTCAGCAGCATCTTCAATCATAGATGTTTTTTCTTTGTCTGTAAGAGGAAACCCTGGTGCGATACCATTAGCATAACCTGTAGGTACAACTTCTAAATTATTGTGTACTTTCTTTCTGTTGTCTGTCATAAGAATAAGTTATTGTTTTGTTTTTGTTTGTAAATTTATATCCGTTAAATGTAATGAATTCTAATTCAAGATCCAAACTTTGAGCATGAAATTTTACATCACCTAAAGTAATTTTTTGATTACACCACATCCACCATAATGTGTTTATCACATCTGGTTCTATTAAATGAGCTTCTCTTAATGTCATTATACTTCTCTTTGATCTTCAAATGCGATAATATGAGGTCTCCAGGTTAATCTATAACCATTATCTCTCACCCAATCAAACATTTTTGGATATGATTTGAATAAAGCTTCTCTTGAATCTCCTGCTGGCATGAACCATACTTTGTCTTGAGGTATGTCTAATACTTTAATACAACCCATAATTTCAGCTAATGCATCTTGATCTTCTCCGTCCCATACTGGTTTTAAATGATAATCAGAATGGTAAGCAATTGATTTAGCCATTGCATCATAATTAAGTCTTAACTTATTATGTTGTTTAATCATTTTTTCGTCCACAATGTCTCCTTGAGGTGTTGCAATGCCAACTTTAGGGACAGAATTGCTGAACTTAGGGGAGATTGATAATAGATTAATTGGGTAATCTGTCTCAAGAAAATGACTTCCTTCGGTCTCAATTGTAATGAAAATATTTCTTTCATGTGCAAAATGTGTTAATTCATTTACTAATGCTGGATGCATTGTAGGCGATCCTCCTGTTAACATCATTTCTGTGATGTGAGGATTTGCATCATACATGTCAATAATGTCTTGGAAACTGATATGTCCTTTTTCAGGATGTATACTTGTATACCAAGAATCGCACCATCCACCTTCACCAAACCAACATCTGTGAGTACAGCCTGTTGTTCTGATTACTACGGTTGGATAACCTGCTCTACTTCCCTCTGATTGTACTGCTGTATAAAGCTCTACAATGGGAAGTGTTTTGTTATAATCTTCTATTCTCTTTAGAGGCATAATCTTCTTGTATTTCTTTTATTAATAATTCTAATTTGTCATACTCTTCCTGAGTGTATGGAGAGTTAAAGCATTTAAAAGTTGCTGTTGTGTCATTTCCTATTGTAAGAAGTATGTGATAATCTTCACTCATACCTTTACTGTGTGCTTGTTCGTAAACTTTTTCTAGGATTTGGGGTGGTGTGCCTATCGGCATTTGAATTACAAAGATTGGTTTCATTGTTTCATAACTTTAAATTTTTATAAAGATAATAAAAGGTTGGGAATTATCCAACCTAATATTATTCTATTTTTGTGACTTTATTGTCTTTCGCCTTTATGTTTATCTAACTTATCTAAGATTTGAGTTAATAATTCATTTTTAACTACTCCTACCATTGAAGCATTTTTTAGAATAGAGATTAACTGAAATACCAAGAATGGAGCCATGATTGTCTCACTTAACCATGATGTTCCAGTGAATCCTTTTTCTATAGATAATATTACTGATAGCATTATTACCCAGAATATAAATGTTTTTAATACTTTAATAGCTTTATTTGTGATAAAACCCTCTCTTTTAATTCCAGCCCACACACCGAAGAATCCGTCAGCAAACACTACAAGTGCTACTGAAAGATATTGTTCGATATTATTTGCTGTAAGTTCCATAAAATATGAGCCTATAAATGCGCATGCTGTTGTCAATGATAATGAAATTAAAAGTGGAGTTTTCATCTTATATTTTAACTATTTAACGTATTCGTAGTACTTTTTAGTTTTTTGATTTCTGTCTTCTAAACCATGAGTACCACCGTTAATTCTTTTTGTAAGAGCTAAAATAGCTGCATCGTTTATTCCTTTGTCACAAATTTCCCATAATTTGTTTTTGTCGAAGAAGAACATTGCTGATTCAAATGAATATTCTGTAGCTACTAGGTCAGGATTAGTCATGATTTCTGGTTTTTGTAAATATTTAGCAAATGCTGCATAGTTATCTTTTCCAGTTAATTGTAGAGCACCTCTACCTCTATATTTCCAACCATCTCCTGATTTTTCATCTCCGTTACCCATTCTAGATGCGTAAACTCTGTTAGCGATTTTTTCAGGATTTCTAGCGTAAGATTCTTCTAAATTACCTGGGAAATATTTTCCAAAGATACCTTGAAGACCTTGAGCTGAATAGTTTAAATTTTCAGAGAACAATTTATAACCACCTGTTTCGTGAGCTGTTTGTGCAAAGAAATGTGCCGCTCTAACTGGTGTTAGTTTGTAAAACTCCATTGCTTTTTTCATAGTACCAGGACCGAATGCTCCGTCAGCTGCTACTCCTATTTTCTTTTGTAAACTTTGTAAACTCATACTTTAATTATTCGTCGTTTGATTTTTTACCATTTCTCATTTCTGCAAATTTTTCAATTACATCTGGTAGGAATGATCCTAATGTAATGTACATGAATGCGTCAAAAATGTACTCGTTTAATTCTAAAGGTCTACCGTAATAGCCTGTTACTAAATCAACAACAATTGCTCCTACCATTACCATAAATGATAAAAATCCGATTATTGTTTTTTCATTGTAATCGTTTGATTTTTTAAAAATGTCTTTAAATGCCATAATTTAATTTTTTTTGGTTAATAACTGTTATAACCTACTTTCAAAACAAATTATACAACATTTTATTTGTAATAAATATTAATTTAATGTTGATTCTAATGCTTTTTTTACAGCAGAAGCAAATGATGTTTTATTAAATGGTAAGTTCTCATCATTTAAATCTAAAAACATAGATTGTGTAGAAATTTCTGCTATTCCTTCGCCTTGTAATTCTTTATCACCTAATAATATTTTTATTTTTACTATAGTTTCTTTTTTCTTTTTAGCGAAAGGCCCTAAAGATAATCCTTTTGATGGAGCTTCAATTGATATAACATCAACAATAACAGGTATTCCATCTTCACATATAGTATATTTTTCAGACATTATCTCTTCAGTCATTTGTTTAATACCAAATGATATTCTGTTTTGATTTAACTCTTCAATTTGAGCACTTGATATAACTTTACTTACAGTATAACACTCTTGTGAATACATGAAAATTGGAAATAATAATAGTAATAATAGTTTTTTCATAGTTAAATTTTTAGTCTTTAAAAAGGAAATTAGAAACTGTATCATAGAACATCTCTAATAGTTCAAATAATTTTTTCATATTTTTAAAAATTTAGTTTACCTCCAGTTAGTATTTGATAGTTAAGAAATGAATCATTTAATTGGTATACTCCTGTAAAGCTTACATTAAATTTAAAGGTTTTAGTAATTTTTATATCCCATGAGTTAAATGGTACTACTAATATACCTGCATTCCACCACTGCCCATCATAAAATTGAGTAAATGGTGAGTAGACTCCTAATACTAGTAGGCTGGTGTTTATTCTATTACTTACTTGAAAAGTTGAATGTCCTCCTCCTACTGCTGCTAGATTAAGTAAACTTCTTTCCCCCATCTTACCTGCTGTAAAATTTAAACCAAACATCCCTGTTAACCTTTTATTTACTTTATAAGATTCTAATACTGTAGTTGTGCTGAAGAAGTTTTTGTCAAAATCCATCATAAAAGATTGAGCACCTACTGTATTTAACTTTCTAGATTTGTTAATCCATGATTTGTAAAAAGTAAGATTTAAATTATTAACACCTGAGGTAAAATTAAATAGCATTCCTTTAATTCTAGTTCCTTTGGTATTGGCGTGTGTTATGCTTCCTACGAACCTAAAATTTTGGGTTTGGTCTGTATTAGCTATTGCTACTATATCACCAGAGGCAATTAAACTCCCAGCATTTTTAGTTGCAGCATTAGATTTTTTACCACCACTACCACCTGATGAGCTTCCTCCATCGGCTGATCCTCCATCTACAGCATTAGATACAGAGTTTGCTAAACTTCCACCACTTCCTGATTTACCTTCTACAGATGACTCAGACGTTGGACTTCCTGTCGAAGCTGGTTGATCTGTACCTGTAGTGTCTCCTCCTTGCTGAGGTGTTCCTGTTGAAGGTTGTGTAGGTGTTCCTCCAGAAGTGCTAGGATTGGTTTGGCTTCCTTGATTTTGGTTACCTGTTGAGCCTGTTCCAGTAGTTCCTGAATTTGTTCCTGAGTTGGTATTTGTTTGGTTTTCATTCTTGTTATTTTGATTACTACTTCCACTTTCGGTATTTGAAACACCTTCAGCGGTTGAACTAAACGAACCTCCAGTCACAGATGATAAAGTTTGGGCTACAGAAGTAACAGATATAACATTGGTTACAACGGTTAACGTGTTAGATATTGTTATATTGTTTATATTATTTACTAAAGTAGTTGTTATTTCTTGACATGGAGAGTTGGAGTTGATTTGGGCTACTTGATCTATCCAAGTATCAAATACTCCATTTTGAAAGTCTAGGGATTGGAAAGTACTAGTATTTCCAAAGTAATTTACTGTTACACCACCTCCAGCAGGTACATATACGCTCTTTCGTAGTAATGTACATGGATCTGTGTAAGTATAATTGTATTGACCCCAAGAAGTCAGGGTTGATAATAGTAAAAATAATAGTATCCATTTTTTCATTAACTACGAAATATCCCCTTTTTAATCATTTTACTTACTACTCTTGAAGAAGCAGTTTCTAATGATTTTTTGGTAGATATTCCTATAGTTGATTGATTAAATTTAATATCGTCTATACCATCAAGTAGATTAGCTTTCTTCACCGTAACTGCTTCACCAGATCCTGATCCAGTAATTATTTCACCAGTTTGTGCATCCACAAATCTTACTTGTAACCCTAATATTGTTTTTTGTTTTATTTCGATTCCGTTAGTTGCGATTTCTTCATCCTCACCTACACTGAAATCATATACTTCTATGTAAACAAAATATTTTGCTAATATAACATTTCCTTTAACAACTATTTCATTTGAAGAAATTCCTTTAGCTGATGCTTTATGTTGAGCAATCATTTTTTGTTTTATTTCTTCTTTATCTTCTGTAAATACAAATCTATCTGTAGATTCTAAATATTCAAGTACTATATTTGCTACACCTAATCCTACTCTTGCATCCTTTAATTCAGGATACATTTCATACAATTCTACATTAATACCAATTTTTAGTACTGAGATTGGTATTTGGATAGTGTCGGTATAGTTAGATACAACTTCTAAGGACTGCTTCTTTTCGAAATCAGCCTTATACTCCTCAGTTTTAGTAGAACCTATTTTCTGCGAATAGGATATTAAACTGAAAAATAAAGTTATAAATATTAATATATTTTTTACCATGATTCTTCTTCTTTTTTAACTGGAGCCGGAGCAGGTGTTGCTTGAACTGGTGCTGCTTGTTGCTTTACATTATTAGAATTAGAGTTATTAGATTGTTGTTTTTGTTGGTTTGTGTTATTGTTTTGTAAGTTAATAACAACAGGCGCTGCTGCTGGTGCCGGTGCTGCTACTTCTGTTTTAACTTCTTCTTTATCATCAGAGTGACCTCCAAATAAAGTTGTTGATACCCAAATACCGGCTCCACCGATTACTGTAGTTAATGTTCCAATGATTGTTTTTTTTAATCCTGAAAATGTTCCGTCATTTTGTGTTTCTTCTGACATAGCTTAATTTTTTATTAGTTTTAATGTTTTTGCAAATTTATCACTTGCTATTTGTAATAAATAGACACCACTTGGGTAAGCAGTCAAGCTTTCTTCAAGTGTTATCATTCCTTTAACATATCTTTGTTTTCTATTCTGTAATATGTTGCTATTTAAATCATATAATATGATTTGATAATCTCCACTATGTGGTAGAGACGCTTCAACTGTTACTATATCATTTGTTGGTATTGGGTAAGCTTTACCGTGAATTCCATCTTCTGCTAAAGGTAATGCCATTCTATTTTGATTTATATACCCATCTGTGTTTAAAACAGGTATATCCCATCCTGGTACATCTCCTGCTGTTTTTCTCCCTATTGTGATAGGAGTTGTTGTCCAGTTAGGATCTAATACTGTAAATCTAATTATGAATAATTCTGTTGGGTTACTAATTGCATATTGGCCATAGGTTTTATCGTAACCACCCCATCTTACTCTTCCATTCCCACCATCCATTGTATATGTTAACCATTCTTGTGCCTTTTCAGATATAATAATATCTGTGAATTGTAATATATTTTGATCGTATCTTAATTCAAATTCTAGACTACCTAATATATTGCCGTTAGTTTGAATAGTAACTGGTAAATCAATGGTATTACTTGGAGACACCGTAATACCCGGCACAGTAAACTGTACCGGGTTATTTAGTGGCTGTATGGTGAAAGCCGTTAGCAATATCATTAACCAACGTACTACCATTAGTTTAATCCTGTTCCATTAGCATCTCCTAATACTAGTAAATAGTAATTAGCTGCTGTCGTATTGTTTATATTAACTGATAGGAATGTTACTTGTCCTGGAATTGTTGATGATAAGTCTGTAGATGAAGCAGCGATTTGGTTATATTCAGCTTCTGTAAAGAATAACACGTCAGGAACACCTGGGTAAGAAGTTGCACCTTGAGCTAATCTTCCAAATACCATATAAGCATCTGAAATTGTTATTCCATTTGAGTTTCTATTTGTGTTTGCTGTATAGAATTGAGTTCCTGTTATTGCTACGTTTCCAGCTACCATTTCTGAAATCATGTTAGCGTCAGCTGCCGCTAAAGCTGAAGAAGCATCTAATCCTGAGGCTACTTTAACTCTAATATCCCAATAAGTTTGATCCAAGAATTCATTAAATTGAGCAACACCATCAGCATCTGTATTAATAGTTTCTACATCTACCCAAGTAGTACCATCAGCTGATTTTTGTAATATAACTGGGATGTTTTCTGCTGGGTTAGTTGGTGAGTTTTTAAATGTAGCTGCATATTCAAATACTGGTTCCGTAAATGCACCCCCATAATTGTGTAATCCTAAGGTTGTATCTGTACCATCAGCTAAAGCAGCGTAAGCAGGGAAAGAAGTTGTTCCCGTAAATGTCATATTATCTACTGTTCCATTTTGGTAAGAACCTTGGAATGGTAAAGCTACATTAAACATAGCTTCATCTGCTAAATTGAAAGAAGCATTAGCACCTGTATAAACCCAGGTAACAGTTACATTTCCTTCAGTAGCATCTACTTTAGTTGCAAAATAGTTGTTTGTTTCTGCTCCTACATAAGTTACTGTTGGTGAAGCAAATACATCTTTATCATACCAGAATCTAAACTGTATAGCTTTCATAGCTACAGATCCGGCATTATCATAATATATTGTAACATTTGTTGGGTTTCCTGACCCTACTGGTTGCAACTCGTATGTTGCGTCAAAGATTAAGTAAGGCTTAGTAGCATCAGGTGCGGTAGTTTGTGCAAATCCTGTTAATGATACTAAAACCAAACCTAAAGCTAAAAGTAATTTTTTCATTTCTTTTTTGTTTAAGTTGTTATTGTTTTCAAAAACCTGGTGCTATTGCACTTTCATACCTTGGATAAATATTTGTTAGTTACTGTATCCTGTTCTTACTATGTAAAAGTTATTTTGTTGACCATTTTGTATATTGTCAATAGTTGTATTTAATACACCAGGATATTGTGTTTTTAGATTTAATGTTGAATTTTTTATATCTAACCATTGTGGTGAGAGAAATATCCTGTAATTGGGTTGGCTGTTATCCCAATTTATTAATGATCCTATTATTTTTTTATTAATTAAGTATAAGTCACTAACTGTAAATAAATTATTTTCATTTACATCTAATCTATAAAAATCTTTAGAGTTAAAAGATTGATTTAAGATTTTTTGGTTAAATGATACTACATTGGGAAAAGTAGGGTTGTTTACTATTATTGGGTCTAATACTAATTGAAAGTTATATGAAGCAGCATTTAAATTAGTTGTTATTACATATCTACCATTAGCATCTGTATTGTATGTACCTAGTAATGTATATGTTGATGCACTGGTTAACTTGTAGTATAGTTTTACAGGTATGTTTGATATTCCTTGTTCTTCGCTGTTGTAAACATATCCTGAACAGTTGAA